GCCTGTCGAAGCGCATCGACCGTCAAGCCTGACGTTGCGTCGACCGTCGACCCGTAGGTCGTCCAGTCTTTAACTGTCGCGCCGGTCTTTCCGGTCTTGGTCGTATCAGAGAAAAAGGCCGCGATGATCTCGTCATCGATTGCCCGGTTCATTGCCATCGCCTGGTTGCGCGCGTACTTCGAGCTGGGCTCGATGATTGTTCGCAGCACGTCCTGCTTGTCGATGAGGTCCGCGATCTCGTAATCTTCGGGATACACCCATCGAGCATCGTGCGGCGTCTCGACCAGCGGCGTATCCGCGTGGCGAGTCGTTCGCTTGACTGGGTTGACGGTGCCGAGCTGGTTGACTACGCGGGAACCTTCAGATCCCCGACAGTCTTCAACCTCGACTGACGCGCGAAAGCGCGATTCCATCTGCTGCGAAAGAAACTGCAGATTGGCGTTGTACTTGTTCTGAAATGTGGTCGTAATTTCGGTGGACACGTGGGTCACCTCCAAAGTGGAAAGCCAAGTTGTTTGGCGTGTCCGCTCTGGAGCGGGGCCGAATCGGATTGCGATTCAGTGGCCCACGGCGTCGAGTGCGCTGGCTCGAACAAGTCGAGGTATCAGCGCGTCCCCCTGCCGATGTGGGGTGTCACCTGTTCACTGCGTCAATGTGGCTCAACGCGCAAATGCGTCAACTGATCCGCAAACCTGCGCCGCTAATGACCTCAATGAGTTGGTCGATCTTTCTCGTCACAGCAACGTCGCCGCTGTTCCGGGCCTGCACTACCTTCGGGTCAGACACCATCCGCTTGTACTCTGCGAGTGCGCTCTCTCCGTCATGGAAAACCGCCTGCTGACCGTCGCCAGTGTCTACGGCGTGCTCGCCAACCATGCGTGACAGATTGAACGCCCACTCGAGAACGCCTTTAGTCCCTCGCTGCGCCTCGATAGCTTGGATGTCTGAATCGTCCAATCCCAACGCGCGTATGGCAGAACGTCCGCGCTGCAAATTTGCGTCGAAGTTCTCGCCCCAGAGTTGCTTGACTTCAGCCATCTCCGCTGCGCTTTTCTGGGCTGCTTCTTGCTGCGCTTGCTCACCCATCGTGTCGTTAAGCTCGACGCCGGTCGACGTAAACTCATTCACTACGCCTTGCCATTGGTCTTGCGTAAGCCCTAGCTCCCACGCTTTGGCTGAAAGACGGGTGCCTACGCTTTGCGCCTGCTCACTATCACCAAACTCAATCGCGTATTCTGCTGCGCTCGCGGGGCGACCAAGCTGATTCCAAACTTTTCCTGCTGCTTCGGCATCCGACCAGTCGGCTGGGAGTTCAAGCAGGCTCTCCGGGTTTTTGCCGAGCTTTTTACTGGCGTGCATGTAAGCCTGGGCAAGACTCTCAGGATCGCCGTACTTCTTGCTGGCAACCATCTCGCGCAGCTCAGGAGAAAACTCTGCCGCCCATTCGGGCACAGTCGCCAAATCCAGCGGCGGCGGTTGCGCTTCCGTTGGCGTACTGAGCATCGACGCAGCACCGGCAGGCTCAGGAATAGACTCGACTGGGGTAGACTCTACTCCAGTCACAGGCGTGGCAATCTCTTCGCTCATTCGTCTCTCCAAAGATCAGCAATAGAAGCGAGTTCGTCGTCGCCGATCTCGACGTAGCTGATGAGACGCATCCAAACTTGGCGGCGTCCCTCGAGCTGTGCAGCGGCAAGCGGGTCAGAACGACCTTGCTCGTCGAATACGTGGGTGGTCGCGTTGGCGTGGCAAAACATCTCAAGGTCATCGAGGATTGCTGCGCCATCGGACGTGCGGGTGCCGTCTTGGGCCAGGAATAAACGTCTGGCCGCGCGAACTCTCTCGAGTAAACGCTCAGCTAGGTGGGATTGATCCTGCTGCATCATTGAGCTGGTCAGGTGTTACACCCGCAGCTTTCAAATCCTTCATTGCGCTTGCGCCTTGGGACGCCATCGCCAGCGCTTCTTGCTGTTGAGAACGTTCCGCCTGGGCGGCAATCGCAGCACTCACTTCCGACTGATCCTTCAAAAGTCGCGCACTCACTCCGTTGATTTCGGCAATCTCTCTGAGCATCTCGTGCCAGTTCGGCACTTCAAGTAGCGTCGGATCTGCGCCGGCTTGGGCAGCTTGAAGCGCCCAGCCCGCTGTTCTCTCAATTGCGAGCGCATCCTCGCTGCGCTGCAGACGAGCGGCTTCGTTGTCGTAAATGATCTCGAAGTCAGGGGCCTCAAGAAGTTCCTGCGGCAGCGGCGGAATCCAGCCTTGCCGTTGGCCGATTCCTTGCTCGCGTGAGATCTGCGGGCCGAGCATCTCAGCTTCCTGACGCCCGGTGGTCGGAGCCAGCAATTGTCCCTTTTCTTTGGCGCGCTCCATTACCTCGGTTGCCGTCATCTGACGATTCTCAGTCATCTGCAGAAACAGCGAGTTCAGAAACGATGCCGATACGGCCTCACGCTTTTGTTCCATCATCTCGAGCGTGATTGGTAGGTTTGCGCCGGACTGCAGAGGAACCACAGCAGGTCGGCCATTCATGTCGAGCCCGCCGTAGGTCAATCCGCCTGGCTTCAGGCTTACGCGCTTTTGGCCTCGACCAAGCGGCCCATCAGACTGCAGAAGCAACGGAGGATCTGCGGCTTTGTGACCGCTTCGTTGTAGTGTTTTCTCCTGCTCCTGCAGCATCTCGATGTCTGGCAGTATAAGTTCAGCCGGGCCTCGACCGTACGTTTCTGCCGGGTTCACCGTGTACCGCGAGAACAGGTACGGTTGCTCGTGATACCCACCCCGCTCCACAACCTGCGACTCTTCGACCGCGATAACCAGCGACTCAAATGCCATGCCATCGGCGTCCACTCGCTGCGGGTCGTAATTCTTGCGAGGCTTGACGACGTGAACGTACTGACTCTTGCGCAGTGGATCGGACTCAATCGCGCGCTGCGCTGCTGCTGGCGCGGCTGGACCCCATTTCTGCACCGCTTGGTGTGCAGTTAAATCGTATGCGTAGTAGACCGTGTCGACGACGCCTTCGTGATTCTGCTCTACCCAAGTGTGACCTAGATGGCAGTGCTTGTATCGAATGCCACCGCCTGGTCGCTCATCGACGAACAGAGTGTCGTTGCCGAATGCACCAAGCGCCTTGTAGCCTTCGTGCTTCTGCGAGTAGTACCTCGCGGCTGGATCGTTCCGAACTTGGAAGAGGCGCTGATTCGCGAGGTCGAACCATTCTTTAACCGCTTGGCTTTCGTTCAACTCAGGAATCGACGAGCGAAGCCTGTGCCACGTCTGATTGCGGGGCGTAAGGAGCGACTCCATAAACGCAGCAAAACGCTCGAGAGCCAGCGTAGCGCTTGACTCGTAAACGCGATCTGTGCGCCGCTCGCCGGGCGTAGTCGACGTATTAAAGTCGCCAGCAAACGGCCAGACAATCTCCTGCAAGCGTTGCCACGTCCTATCGTGGTTAACGCGCTCGCCTTTGATTCGCTCCCAGCGGCGAATGCAGTCCTCACCGGAGGTCACTAGTAGCCACCGCCGCTCATGCCACCGCCCATGCCACCGCCGAGCATCTTTGCTCCGCTCGGTGCGCCGTCCGTTACCGTGGCTTGCGGTTGCTCTGAAAGCAAAGTCGCGGCTGCGCCTTGTCGACGCTTCAATCGCTGACGCTCGCGCTCGCGGGCCTCGTCGGCTTCGCGGTCATCCGCTGGACGGTACGCTGCTTTTGGAACCTTCGGTGCTTTTGCCATTAGACGACCCCCAAGTGCGGCAGCGTAGCCCGCGATGGTCAGGCGTAAACCCAAGCCGAATAAGGTAGTTGGCAATAATGTTTTCTTGTACGTCTTGAACATCAAACCACACGCGCAGCCAGTCGTAGCCCATTAACTGACCCAGCAATTTAAGAGCGATTAGCCAGTCTCTCGCATAAGGCTTTGAGCGCTCGCTTTCGGTGAGGCAGCAATGCACTGCAAGCTCATCCTCGTATCCGTCCTCGACGTGCATCCAGAAAACGCCAGGCCCGTACGTGAACCAAGACGACACCACCATTTCCTCATCGGAAATTTGACGCGGATAGCCACAACTCAGCACTGTTTCTCGGAGCATCGCCTTGTCGGTTTCAATCTCCCATTCCCTTAACTTTTGCATCACATATCCGCCTCAAATTGCCGAGAGCCGCCGCCAGGATTCGCGTAGTGCAACGTCGCTACGCCTTCGCCTTCACCCAGGAGGGCGTACTCCAAACTCTCACACACATGGCTATAAAAATTCTTGTCTGGCGTTTCGCCGTACCTCGCGTCACCGCTGACGTTCAGCTTCCGATAACAAAACCCACCAGCAGCACCTTTGCGAAGCATTTTCGCCTTGCTCGATATCATCAGCGCCGGTCGACCGTCCATCGCTAATCGCTTTAGCGGAGCAATCACCGCAGAACGACGCAGCAGCATCTCGTTGGTTGGCGCAGGCTGGATCGGAATGCCGGCTGCATTCATCACTTGTATCGGTGTCGTCTCGACGGTCTGCCCTGCTCGGTCGCCTGCCGGGTCACCCCAGCCTCGAAACGTAGCCTGCGGATACTCTCGCCCCAGATACAATCTCAGCTCTGGCGCGAAGACCGATGCGCTCATGCCCTCCGATACAAACTCATCGATGACTGAATACCTACCCACAGCAGGCTGGTATTGCAGAATGGCGCACGCCGGCGTCCTGCCAAAGTCGACACCTAGTAGCAACGGCAGCTCACGGTCGTACGCAATGGGCTCCTCCGGCACGTGCTTACTGTCAATAAACTCACGCCAGACAGGCTCGCCATCAATTGTGAACCCGTATTCGTTGCCAAG